ATGATAATGATAATGATAATGATAATGATAATGATAATGATAATGATAATGATAATGATAATGATAATGATAATGATAATGATAATGATAATGATAATGATAATGATAATGATAATGACAAATATAGATTTATGGGATTAGTATTATTAGAACAATTAATATTTAGTTTAAATAATAATATTAATATAAATACGATTGGCTTTTTGAATAAATATTTACATAATAATAATATTCAATTTGAAATATTTAATAATAATATTACAACATTGATTAAAATTGATACAAAAGATAAACCGCAAATATTAAAACAAGAAGAAATTTTAAATTTATCAAATGATAATATTAAAAAAATAATTAAAGGTTTTATTGAGATAAATTCAGTTATTAATACAAATGATAAGACAGTTTTTTATTTCTTAAAAAATCTATTTATGAAAATAGGGATATTATTAAATGCTAATTATATTAATAATAATTATGTAATAAAACTGCCTCAATCATTAGAAGAAAATGAAAATAATTATTTCATATATGATAATTATATATGGTCTAGAATAAAAAAAATAGGTAAAACAGATAAATATTTTGGTCAATTATATACAATTAAAATGAAAAATAATAATAAATATTTAACAGAAATTGGAGTTATTTCATAATAGCTTTAATAGTAGGATAATAATTATAATTGATTAATTCGAAATCTTCAAATTTTAGTTCTTCTATCCATTTTATTTTTTCATCAATTGATAAATTATTAATATCAATTTCTTTTTTAATATGAATAGATGGAAATTCATATGGTTTTCGTTCTAATTGTATATTTAAAGGTTCTATATGTTCATCATAAATATGACAATCACATATACTAATAGCAATATCTTTAACTTTAAAACCTGAAACTTTTGCAATAATATGTGTTAAAAGAGCAGTTGATGCAATATTAAAAGGTAAACCCAGAAATAAATCACTTGACCGCATATACATCATACAACTTATTTCATCATTATTTTTAAAGAAATTATATAAAATATGACAAGGTGGTAATGCTTGTTCATGTAATTGACATGGGTTCCAGGCATTGATAAGAATACGGCGACTATTTTCTAGTTGTATTTCTTCTAATAAATATTTTAATTGATCAATTTTGCCATTAAAAGAACGCCATTGATAACCATAAATAGGACCTAAATATCCTTCATCATAATTAAAAAAACCATTTGCATCTAAAAATTCACGAGATGAATTACCTTTCCAAATATTAACACCTTTTGATTCAAGTTCTTTTGAATTAACAGAACCTCTTAAAAACCATAATAATTCTTCAACAATACCTTTAAAGAACATTTTTTTAGTTGTTAATAATGGAAATTTATCATAGATATTGAATTTAAGTAAATGTGCAAAATGAGAATAAGTTATACCATTTCTAGTATTTTTTTTAATACCTGTATTTTTGACTAATTTTAAAAATTCTAAATAATTTATTTCATCGTTATTTGATATCGTCATATATATAAATAAAAAATGAACTTATATTTATATATATATTAAAATTAAAAAAATGCAAACAGGAATAATATCATTTGGAGATAGAGTAGCATGGAATATAAAATGTAATATAATTAAAGATGTAATATTAAATGAATTATTGAATTTATATAATGTTAGAATAATTCAAAAACATTATTATAATATAGATGATAATAATATTAATTATATTTCTAAATTGCCTCATTTAATTTCATTACGTTCAAATGGTAATAGATATTACATTTATTTTAGTTTATACAATGATACACCAATTATTTATTTTATTGATATGAAAATTCATACAGGATATGAAAAACCAAGGATTATATTAGCACGTGGATTATTTGATATATCTTTATTTAAAAATACATTATTGGATGGTGAAATGATAAAAACAAATGAAAATAAATGGATATTTATAATTAATGATATAATTGCATATGAAGGTAAAAAAATGGATGATGTAATTTTGCCAGAAAGATTAAAAATAATATATAATATCTTAGATAAAAAATATACACCTGATGATATATGTGATGTATGTTCATATAAAGTTAAAAATTATTATTATTTATCAAAAAAATCATTAAATGAGTTAATGACAATTTCTAAAGAATTAAATTATACATCCCGTGGAATATATTTTTCATCATATTATTTAAAACATAAACCTAAATTATTTAATTTCAATAATAATATTATTGTTTCTGTTCAAAAGAAAATTAAAGATGTTGCTGAATTTAAAGAATTAGTTAAATCAGAAACACCTAAAATATTACAACAACAACAATCACAATTACAATCACAACAAGAACAGAGACAGCAACAACAATATCAACAACCGCAAACATCTATAATATCAACATCAAATATAATAACACTTTTAAATAAATCTAATACTGATTTATGGATATCAAAAACGGATGATCCAGATATTTATAATATTTATGATAATCATAATATCTTAACATCAAATAAATTAGGAATTGCATTTATAGCTTCATTACAAGATAGTATTAAAATGAGAAATGTATTTAAAGACAAAAGTACAACAATAACGATTAAATTTAGATGTAATTATAATGAAAAATTTAAAAAATATCAACCAATAGAACAAGTTATATAAAAAATGAATATTTATAATAATAAGATAAATAAAATAAATGGAAGATATATCGTGTATTAAATATTATGCTGTTGCACAAGGACATAATATTGGTATATATAAAACTTGGGAAGAATGTAAAAAAAATATTGATAATATTGTAAATCCTATATATAAAAAATTTGCAACAGAAGAAGAAGCAAAAGAATTTATTGATGAATATACAAATACTATTTATATTTATACAGATGGTGCATGTCATAATAATGGTTCAAAAAATGCAATTGCAGGTATAGGAGTATATTTATCAAAAGATAGTAAATTTAATATTTCTCAGAAATTGGAGGGTTCAAATTTAACAAATAATATTGCTGAATTAAAAGCAGCAATCGAAGGTATTAATATTATTAAAAAAATGGATTATAAATATAAAGTGGTTGTTACTGATTCAGAATATGTCATTAAATGTGCTACAACATATGGTGATAAATTAGTAATAAATGAATGGTTAAGTAAAAAAACAAAATTACCACCACCAAATGTAGAATTAGTTAAGAGATTATATGAATTAACAAAAAAATATGATATTAAATATAAACATATTGCAGCTCATACAAATAATAAAGATAAACATTCAATTTGTAATTATTATGCTGATAAATTGGCTAATGAATGCATTGAAGACCCAATGGCACCAAAAAAAGAAAAGGAGAGTTCAAATAAAATTTATTTGAATGTTTCATATGCACAAAAAGACGAAGCTAAAAGCAAAGGTGCAAGATGGGATGCAAATAAAAAGAAATGGTATACATTTGATAATAATCCAAATAAAAATGAATTACTTGAAAATTATTCAAAATAAATGATTATTTGCACCATATCATACCCCAATTAATGCAATGTAATTTTTTTGATAATAAATTTTTTATAATTAAAATATCATTTATATAATCTTCTTCAAGTGGTCTAAAAGTATATTCATCTGCTTCTTGAATATAAAAATGTGTATAACCTAATGTTTCTAAATAATCTAAACATTTAAATGAGACTTCATTATATTCTGCAGCCCACTCAAAACATAATAAATCTATTTTTGTAGTTAATGATAAAATACAATCATATTCACCACATTCAACATCTATTTTAATAAAATCAGGTTTTCCATATTCTTCAATAAGTTTATCAATTGTTATAGTTTTAGATATAATTTCTATATAATTATCACGTTCACTATAAAATCTTGATTTAGGATTTGTTAACCAATCTTTATTTATTGTAGAAAGAACACCAGCATAAGCATGACAATGATAAAAACTGATATCTTTTAAATCATTATTACAAACAGCATAATTAATTGTAATAAGTTTATCACTTTCTTTATTTTTTAGTTCATTATAAATATAAGGCGAAGCTTCAATTGCAATAATTTTATCAAAATTATCAATATTAGCTACTGACCAATTACCAATATTAGCACCAATATCAAAACATAGACTTTTTTTAAGCATTTATCTTTATCTTTATCTTTATCTTTATCTTTATATTTATTCATAATAATGTATAAAAATTAAACCTATTATGCAAAATAATATTATACCCCATAAAGTATCCTTAAATCCATCATAATATGTATAATTTTTAAAGTAAGTGCAACAAGTAAAACTATATGTGCCATAAACTGCTAATCCAAATAAAAATCCATATAAAATAGTAATTAAATATTTATTATATTTTTTTTGTTCTTTAATTTCATATATAATAAATTTTAGATATAAATAAAGTGCAATACTTAAACAAATATATGAAATAATAATTGGAGGGATTTTTACTACAAATGGTTCTTTTTGAATTTTCTTTAATACAGTCATATAATAATTAAAATTACTTGAAATCCAAATACCATCTAATATTATAAATATTACCAATGAAATTATAAATAATTTTAAAAAATTCATCTATTAATAATATAGATATAATAAAAATGAAAGGAGGTAAAGAAATAAGCCAAGGATATAAGGGAAAAACATTTGATTTATATAATGAAGATGATAATATTGATTTTTATACGATGTTTAAAAATGCAAAACCAGAAAGAATTGTATTATATAGTTTAAATACAAAAATAAGAACAACTAATCAATATGAAAGTATATTAAAAAAATTAGAAAATAAGAAAAATTATATAGTAAAGAAATTTAAGAGAGGTAATATATTACTTGGAAATGCCAAACTTAATTTTAGAAATGAATTTAACTCAATAAAAAAATTATCAGGTATTTATAGTGATAAATTAAGTTATTATACATCATTAACACCATTATTCAAATATAATAATATTGATATATATGGAATGTCATATGGTTATTATTATTTTATATTTCAGGAAAAATGTCATAAAACAGTAGAAAATATAAATTTTACACAAAAAGAATTTAATAAATTTATAGTGGATATATATGAAAGTTTAGCAATATTACAAAAAAACAATTTTCTACATAATGATATAAAGGCTGATAATATTATTTATTGTGATAATCACTATAAATTAATTGATTGGGATTTGGGATATATAAAATATACTCATTTTAAAAATTTTATAAAAGGTTCAGGTGGTAATTTTATGTTTAATCATCCAATTAAATTTTATAATTTAGGACTATCATTATTTTTATTTAAATTCTTTTTTACATTTTTCAAAAATTTTAATAATCATAATAAATGGTTATATAATTTAGAAGATTTTAAAATAATATCTGAAAAAAGTATTGAAAGTGCTGAAATAATAATAGAAAAAAATAAAACAAAAAAATTATCAAAATATTATGATATGTTTGCATTTGCAAAATTAATTATTTGTTTAGCTGAAAAGAATAATTTAACATATCCTAAAGAATTTGTAAATAAATTATTAGAACCTTTTTATATATCTGTTTAATTTAAATCTATATAAGAACATTTTTAATAATAATTAAATAGGAACAAAAGAACAAATCCTATAATGTCAAATTTTACAATGTATCAGGAAAAACTCCGTAAACAACGTGAAAATCCGGAAACATCACGTGCGGGACTAAAATGGGAAGTTGATGAGGATAATGCTCTCATTAATAAAATTGATGAAGATGTAAATATTGAGGACATTGCAAAACAACTACAAAGAACTTCAGGAAGTATTAAAACGCGTCTAATTGTTAAGGCACTTACACTAATTGATGAAGACCATTCAATTACTCTTGAACAAGCAGCAGAAAAATATAAAATTACAACACAAGATATTCAAGCATATCAGGCAAATAAAAAGAAACGACAACTTACAAATTCACTGCGTAATAATCCAGTAAATCTAAATATGATTTATGCACTACTTGTTGAAATTAATAATAAATTAAATTAAATTAAAGTTAAAGTTAAAGTTAAAGTTAAAGTTAAAGTTAAAGTTAAAGTTAAAGTTAAAGTTAAAGTTAAAGTTAAAGTTAAAGTTAAAGTTAAAGTTAAAGTTAAAGTTAAAGT